TCAACTTAAAGATACAAATCTAGTTTCTGATTATCATAGAGCTTGGTGGAGTGATGTAGTACGATCTAAAGCACAAGAATTAGGATATGAAATTCCTGATGCAATTTTATCAGCACTAGTAAATCGTTGGGCGTTTGCAGACAAATCAGCAAATATTACTGCACTCAAAAAACAAATTGACAATCCAGAATTCGTTAATTGGGTAACTGAATTTGATAAAAAAGACTTTAAAACATATTACAAACAAAACATGGAACCGTTTGAAAGTATATTTTTACGGCTAGGTGCAGTTGTATTACGTAATGCAGAAAACTTCTTAGCAGCAAATCCATCAAAATCAGTACAAGAGTTAAAACAAGATTTAGCTGAATTGATCAAAGAATTACAAACAACTAATGATATCGATACTATTAAGAAATTAGAACACGAACTACGCCGTATACAAAAGCTAGGTGGGTTTGAAGCAATTGTTCCATCAGAAGGAGTAGTATTCGTATACGGCGGACATACCTATAAATTAACCGGGGCATTTGCACCCGTTAATCAGATACTAGGAGTATTGAAATACGCACGATGATATATTTATAATAAAATTGGATAAATAGATGGCTGAAAAACATAAAAGCAAATACAAAGCACCAAAAGATTTAGAAAAATCTCAAAAACCAAAATCACGTAAAGATCTTAAAGATTATACCGAAGATGACAAAAAAGGTGCATTGAATCCTAAAACTACAGGAGATAAACAACTTAATGTATTACGTAAAACAGATAAAGTCGTACAAGATGACGGCAAAATGTTTCCGAAATACAATGATGATGATCGTCTTTACAAAGATTTAGAAGATGCTGATTATGATCCAAAAACTGCAGCAAAGCGTTTAAAGAAACGTCAAGATACTGAAGAAAAAGAAACTGCAGATGTTCTTAAAGATAAAATTGAAAATTTAACAAGAGAACAAAAAGAACGTTTAAAAGATCGTTTAGTAAGAGAATATATTCGTAGAAAAATCAATAACATTATATTAGAACAACCTACGGAAGAGCCACCTGCAGAAGAACCAGCACCAGAAGCTGAAGCTCCAGCAGAAGAACCAGCACCAACAGATGTACCTGCAGAAACACCACCTGCAGATGCAGCTGCACCAGCTCCAGAAGCACCAGCGCCTGCTCCAACCGATGCTGCACCGCCGGCACCAACTGACGCCGCAGCGCCTGCTCCAACCGATGCTGCAGCACCTGCAACACCACCGGCACCTGCAGCAGAAACACCTGAAGAAACAAAAAATGGTATTACTAAGGAAATGGAAAAAGCAAAAGGTACAGTGGGACAAATTGAATCGCTCATGAAAGGTATTAATCAGTATTTTAAAGATGCTGATCCTAGAGACATTAAACGTTTTTATAAATTATTCAATCGAGTAATTAGCCGACGTTTATCTATGCCAGCTGAACAAGATTCAGAACAAGCTGATAAAAAATAAATAAAACAAGTTATATGGGAAAAACAAACAAGTTACAAAACATCAAGGCTATCCAGCAAATGTTGGAAGGCAATCACAAGTTCCAAACCAAGAAAACTATAGGATTTTCAGATGCTAAAGATGCAGCAAGAAAATCAGAACGTCACGAAATTGGCGATACGTGGGAAGAAACTGATCACACCGGCAACGTTTGGGTCATTGAACAAAAAGATGGATATCGAGTTCGCAAAACAAAAAATGCAGAAGTATTTCAAGAAATACGAGATTCATTACGTTCATTTCCAAATTGTCGCAAAGACGTATGTACATGTTTAGCACCAAAGCCATTAGATGAAACGATGCGTAAAGCAAATGGTATGTGTTTTGATTGTACAATTGAAATGGAACATGATTTAAAAAAACAAGGCAAATTTGAAGAATATGAAAAGAAACGTATTCATGAAAATGCATTAGCTTGGTTACGTAATGCAGAACAAGATGTTGAAATGTTAAAACAAACATACACGCAAGCTTCTGAATTTATTCTTAATAGCGAAGGCGAAACAGAAACTTATGCTGCAAGAATGTCCCCGGAAGAATTTAAAGAAAAAGTAGAAGCAGAATTTGCTAAATTTAAAGAAGATTTTTTAAAACGATTAGATGGAGAAGATGATGAAAACAATTAAAAAATATTGGGCTTTGATACTAGGAGCAATACTAGGAATTTTTGGTATTGTAATAGCCATAATGAAAAAACATGATAACAAACAAGCAGATAAAATAGATCAAAAGATTGATGATAACAATCAACAAATTGATATTTTAACTGGTAAAATAGAAGTCGTTGAAGAACAAAGAGAAGATGTTAAACAAGATATCGAAGAACAAGTAGCAGCAATTGAAGCAACTAAAGATGCAAAAGATGCAATTCAACCCGAAACGCCCGAAACAGTTGCTGATGCAAAAGAAAATATTTTAAATAATACAAATCGTCGACGTGGTAGAAAAAAGAAATCATGAAAAAGTTATTAGTTGCATTATTATTTCCAGCATCATGTTTCACACAAACAATTCCAGATACATGTTTTACTGAACAACAAGTTATTGAAATATCTATGACATTAGATTCGCTTTGGGAAGCGGATAGCATTAACAATGTTTTAATAGAACAACAAGAAAATGTAATTAAAAGTTGCAGAACATTGATTGCATTGGATAGTGTTCAAATTGCATATCAAAAACAACAAATTGAATTGCTAAATGATAACGTTGATTTATATATTAAGCGTCAACGTCAACTTCAACCAAAGTGGTATGATTCAAAAGGCCTTTGGTTTGGTAGTGGACTTGTTACTGCAATATTAACAGCATTTTCTATTTCTAGTTTAATAAATTAATATGTCACAACCTAATATAAAACAGATCATTCAACAACAGTACACGATGTGTGCTAAAGATCCTGTTTTCTTTATGCGACAATATTGTTATATACAACATCCTAAAAAAGGAAAGATTAAATTTAATTTATTTCCATTTCAGGAAGATTCACTAACAGAATTACGAGATAATCGATACAGCGTTATATTGAAATCTCGCCAGTTAGGAATATCAACTCTATCTGCAGGTTTTGCTCTTTGGAGCATGTTGTTCAAAGAAGATTTTAATGTACTTGTTATTGCAACAACTCAAGAAGTAGCTAAAAACTTAGTTACAAAAGTACGCGTAATGCATGACAATTTACCAAGTTGGTTAAAAGGTACAATTGAAGCTGATAATAAACTTTCTCTTAAATTTAAGAATGGTTCACAAATAAAGGCAGTATCATCAGCAACAACCGGTGCACGTTCAGAAGCATTATCACTATTAATCATAGATGAGGCTGCGTTTATACGTAACATTGAAGAAATATGGATAGCATCGCAAGCAACCCTATCAACGGGTGGTGGTGCAATAGTTTTATCAACGCCAAATGGTGTGGGTAATTGGTTTCATCAAACATGGGCAGATGCTGAAGCAGCAATTAATGGATTCCATACAATTAAATTGCATTGGACAGTTCATCCGGAACGAGACCAAGCTTGGCGCGATCAACAAACACAATTATTGGGTGAACGGGGTGCTGCACAAGAATGTGATTGTGACTTTATTTCATCAGGCCATACTGTTATCGATGGTGCTATATTAATGGATTATGAATTAAAATGTAGCGATCCAATTGAAAAACGAGGTTTTGATAATGGGTATTGGATTTGGGAATATCCGGACTATCAAAAAGATTATTTAGTAGTAGCAGACGTTGCACGAGGCGATGGCGGTGACTGGTCAACATTTCATGTTATAGATGTACAAGACATACGACAAGTTGCAGAATACAAAGGAAAACTTCCTCCTAAAGATTTTGGTAATATGCTCGTAACAGTTGCAACTGAATGGAATAATGCACTGCTAGCAATAGAAAATGCAAATATAGGTTGGGCTGCAATTCAACCGGCACTAGATAGAAATTACGAAAATCTATTTTATACATATAAAGATGATGGTTATGTTGATGTAGATGTACAACTTAAAAAAGGTTATGATATGAAAGATAAGAGCCAAATGGTTCCTGGAGTATCAACAACCACACGTACACGTCCATTAATGATATCAGCTCTTGAAATGTATATGCGAGAACATACTCCAGTAATTAGATCAAAGCGACTTATACAAGAACTTTTTGTATTTGTTTGGTTAAATGGAAAAGCACAATCGCAACAAGGTTATAACGATGACTTAGTAATGGCATTCTGTATTGGTTTGTGGTTACGAGATACAACTCTTAAATTACGTCAACAAGGAATTGAACTTAACAAACGTGCATTGTCTCAATTTCAAAAAACTGATTCAGTTATATACACAGGTAAATCTACAAATCAAAATGATTCATGGAAATGGAATAACGGCCAGAACGATGAAAATTTAACCTGGCTTCTGTAACAAGTTATATTTATATTAAATAATAGATAAATAATATGGCGTCTTTAAGAAAACGTTTACAGAATCTTTTTAGTACAAACGTTATTGTACGTGCAGTAGGAAAAGATAAATTAAAAGTATTAGATACTAACCGTTTACAATCAACAGGTAATTTAAAACAAACAAAAGTAGCTGATAGATATTCTCGTTTACATGGAACGAATCGTAATCGCGTAGGTGGTTATGGCGGATATGATTCAAACTATTACATGAATCAAAACCGTATACAACTTTATACGGATTATGAGATGATGGATAAAGATCCAATCATTAGTTCAGCTCTAGATATTTATGCAGACGAATCAACACTTGCTGATCAATTTGGTGATATCTTAACAATACGATCTGAAAAAACTCAAATTCAAAAAATACTTTATAATTTATTTTATGATGTTTTAAACATTGAATTCAATTTATGGCCATGGATTAGAAACATGGTTAAATATGGCGATTTCTTTTTGAAGTTGGATATTGCTGATGAAATTGGAATCATGAATGCTCGTCCATTTTCTAGCTACGAAATAGAAAGAATGGAACAATATAATGAAGCAACAGGTGAATATGAAATTAAATTTCGACACGCTGTATCAGAACAAGTTCCATATGATGTTTTTGAAATAGCACATTTCCGTATGTTATCAGATTCTAACTTTTTACCATATGGTAGATCAATGTTAGAAGGAGCTCGTAAAGAATTTCAAAAACTAACAATGCTTGAAGATGCAATGTTAATTCATCGTATAATGAGAGCACCAGAAAAACGTATTTTTAAAATTGATATTGGTAATATTCCGCCAAATGAAGTTGACACATTCATGGAACAAATTATCAATAAAATGAAAAAAATTCCACACGTTGATCATAATACTGGCAATTACAATTTAAAATTTAATCTTAACAACATGTTGGAAGATTATTATTTGCCAGTGCGTGGCGGTCAGTCAACAACATCAATTGATACATTACCAGGTATGACATTTACAGGTATGGATGATATTGAATATGTTAAAAATAAGATGATGGCTGCACTTAAAATTCCTAAGCCATTTTTAGGTTATTCAGAAGCAGTTGAAGGTAAATCTACATTAGCATCAATGGATATTCGTTTTGCTAGAACCATTGAACGTATTCAAAAAATTGTATGTTCTGAATTATATAAAATTGCTGTAATACATTTATATTCGCAAGGCTTTGAGGGAGAAGATTTAGCCGCATTTGAATTGGAATTGACAGCGCCATCTATCATATATGACCAACAAAAAGTTGCATTAATGACTGAAAAAATGACAGTTGCAACGGCCATGAAAGATTCCAAATTACTTTCAGACAGATACATATATGAATTTATATTTAATATGTCAGAAGATCAATGGTTGCAAGAACGAACAAATGTTATTGAAGATCTTAAACTTAGATTCCGTCAAAATCAAATTGAACAAGAAGGAAATGATCCTGCAATAACTGGAGTATCATATGGAACGCCACACGATTTAGCAACCGTTCATATGTCATCATCAGAAGTAGAAGAAAAAGATCCAGGAGGTCGTCCAAAAGAAGGAATTAAATTTGGTCAACATAAAAATGCATTTGGGTGGGATCCTATAGGAACAAAAGGAATTGATCAGGAATTAGATCCTGAGAATCGCAAGTCAACATTCACCCCAGACCCTCGATTAAGAACACGTCAAAATTTCTTTAGAACGGAACAAATTACCAAGAAAATGGGTAAATCAAAAGAAGCAAAACTTATTAAAGAATCACTAACAGATTCAACAACTGATCCAGATGCAGGAACAATGTTAGATGAAAACAACATTTTATAATTTTATGTATATTTATATCAAAAGGCACCGTACAGAAATATGAAAAAATTAAAACATTCGAAGTACAAAAACACGGGCATTCTTTTCGAAATGTTAGTAAGAAAATTAACATCGGAAACATTATCATCAGATAAGTCAATTACTATCGATATAATTAAAAAATATTTCGGTAAAAATACGGAATTAGCAAAAGAATTACATTTATATAATTCACTAGTTAAAGAGCAGTTTAAATCAGAAGCACGTGCAATTGATTATGTTAATAATGTAAAAGAAGCATATAAAAAATTAAATCAAACAACACTGCGTCGTCAACGATATAATTTAGTAAAAGAAATTTCTGAAAACTTTGTATTTGAAAATATGTCTAAAATACATATTGCAAATTATAAAACATTGGCTTCAATTTACATATTGTTTGAATATAGCGAAACTGCATCTACAAAACAGTTGTTAGAATGTAAGAATGTTATTTTAGATCATATGATGTTAACGGAACGTAAAATTGAAGAAAAGGATCCAATCATTGAATCTTTCTCTAAACAAGAAAAAGCAATGCGTTTATTAACATATAAATTAATGATTGATAAATTCAATAGCAAATATTCTAGTTTAAATGAATCACAAAAACAATTGTTAAATAAATACATTACCAATGTTAATGATACAGAAGCACTTAAAGAATATATTCAAAAAGTAATTCCTAGCTTAAAGAAAACATTGGCAGAACATGCAAAAAGAATTACAGATAAAGTAACGCAAATCAAAGTGCAAAAATTATCTGAAATGCTTTGCAACGTAGAAAACATGAAAAAAATTAAAGAATCTCATGTATTATCTTTGTTACGATATATGGATTTAGTTGATGAATTAAAAGAGGTGCATATATGAATTCGTTCTTAAAAAGCATAGAAAAACGGTTTACTTTATTAAATGAGTCTATAGATTTAGATGCAAATACTGAAGAACAGGATGTTTTTGAAGAAGATGAATTAGAAGAACAAAATACGACAGCCGCTGTTGCTGGATATGATATACCCGCTGCATTTAGTAAACGAGGTGCCGATGATGATACTGTCGAAGCATTAGGATATAAACGCGTTAAACGAAATGAATCAGTTAATACGCCTCCAACATATAAACCAGGTATTCCACAAAAACCAGAAGCGGATGAAGAAGAATATACGGATAAGTTTCTATTTTCTGATGATTCAAAATGGCAACATAAAAATTATGATTATCCTTCTAAACCATATGCTAAATCATATAAAAAATATTCAGATCGAGCTGCACATGTAACAGAGCCACAACAAGTTCAATATGATTGGTCAGGGGTAAAAAACAAAACAGGTAAAGTATATGAAGCAATGGATTCTAAATATGAAAAACTAATTGAATCATATAAACAATTTGCAACGGGTGATTCTAAATCAACACCAGAACAAAAAGTAAAACATACAATTAAAGAAGTTGCAAAACGTTTACAAGAAGTTGAACAACTAGTTGCTAATACTGCTAGATTAAAAACAGAATCTGGTATGAGTAGAGATGGTTATGGAAAATCCGTAAACACTGCATTAACAAAAATATCAGAACGATTAATAAAAATTTCAGAGCGAGTAAGAGCATTAGGAGAATAATATGAACAAGCCACTACTAGTAGAATATATGCCATTTAAGCCTGTTGGTTCACTCAATGAATCAAATGGAGCTGCATATGGAATACCTGGAGGTTTCGTAGTTCAAGGAGTATTGCAAAGAGCAGGAGCAAAAAATCAAAATGGTAGAGTTTATCCTAAACCTATTTTAGAAAGAGAATGTCAACGTTATCAACGTGAATATATTAGTCAACATAGAGCATTAGGAGAATTAGATCATCCAGAATCGTCAGTAGTTAACTTAAACAACGTTTCACACAATGTTTTAAAAATATGGTGGAATGGAGATGATTTACTTGGAGCAGTACAAATACTTGATACTCCATCGGGAAACATTTTGAAATCTTTATTTAAAGCTGGTATTACTTTAGGTATTTCTAGTCGCGGATTAGGTTCAGTTAAAGAATTACGTAATGAAGGTGTAGTAGAAGTACAAGAAGATTTTGAATTAATTTGTTGGGACTTTGTATCTAATCCTTCAACTCATGGGGCTTTTATGCGGCCTACGAGCATGAATGAATCAACAAGCAAAAATATACAAACAAATAAATACGGTCGCGTAAATGATATTATTACATCAATTTTATGCGATGATGGAAAGTGTAGGATATAATGAATATGAAAAGTAAATTGCAAACATTACGGGATTTGCTGTATGAAACAGAAACAAAGAAAACAGTATTTTCTGAACAACCAGAACCTTTAACAACTGAAGACAAACGTGCTTTTGCGGAATCTTTAAAATCATTTTCTCAATTAGGAGAATCTGTTTATGGTAATAGAAACTTAGAAGAAATTACAGAACGAATATCTAAAATGGTTGAAACTGCAAGTCGTATGGTTACGGAAAAAGAAGATGTAGTTGATTCAGTATCTGCAAGTCGTCATATGAAACATGTTTCTGCAGCATTAAATGAATTTAAAAAATCAGCAGCAGAGATGATGATTCACGAAAGAAGATTGGCAGCAGCATATGAAGATATTGCAGAAGGTCTTAGCAAATACTATAAAATAGATTAATTTGGATTTCGTAAAAAAGATTCTTATAATAAAGGTGAATGATGAATGTATTTAAAAAATTATACAAAGACTTTTTCGGAATAAACGAGCAAACGACAAAAACAAAAGTAACAGTTCCAGGTACTGATCCAAAACAACTAGATCAATTAAAAGCATTTAATCAAGAATTGACTAAAACTAAAGATTTGCTTAAAATGGGAGAAGAAGAAATTGATGAAGCACAATTGGTTAATAACATTACCGATTACCGCGGAGGAGTTGAGTACGTTCTTCGAGACCCTTCAACTGCAGAAAGTGTAGCACGAGAAATTGAAGAATGGACTGCTAAAAAAGGATTTACAATTGTAACTAAAAAAATGTCTAAAACAGGACGAGTTGCATATTTTTATTTTAGATTAGGACAAGACCCTGCATTAGAATCTCAAAAATTACAAGGATATTTAGCACAGAAGCCAGAAATTAAACATTTTAGATTTAACGTAAGACAACAAGCAGCACCACAAGTAAAAAGACCACAAGGAAAATTTTAAAACAAATATATGAATAAAAAACAAAAACAACACCAATCAATTATTCCAGGAAACCCAACAGCAGTAAATGTAACGGGAACGCAAAGAGAAGATTTAGCATTTGCATTGAAAATGTGGAAACGTAAAGTTAAAGACTCCGGAGTATTAGAATCAATTAAAGAAAACAAAACATTTACAAAACCTAGTGTTGCAAAGAGAGCAGAAAGAATCGATGCTGCATATCGACAAAGAATGCAAGACTTAAGAATGAAAAATTAAATTTTCTTAAAAAAGATTTAGGCCCTAACAAAAAAGTTAGGGCTTTTTTACTGTTTTTTATTTTAGCTCTATATTTATTTTAGAATACGCTATTCACTCTATATAATATAGCGTCACATAAATTATTTATTCTTATTAAGATTCTCAATAATCTTATTTCCAAAAAACAAAATTTAAGGGGAAAACAAATGGCAAAATCAGACTTGCTAAAAGAAGCAATCGCAGATGCTAAAGCTGTTAAAGAAACTGCATTAGCAAACGCAAAAATTGCATTACAAGAAGCATTTGCTCCAAGAATCAGAGAAACGCTAATGGCTGAGCTAGAAGGCGATTTAGAAGATGAAGAAGCAACAGCAGATGTAACTGCAACAGAAGAGCCGGTAGGCGATGAAATGGGCGGAATGCCAGATTCAGTAAATGTTGGATTAGATTTCAATGACGATGGCGAATATGATCTAACTGGTATAGTTGGTGGAAGTGATGAAGAAGTGGCAGACGAAATGCCAGCAGAAGAAGAACCAGCAGCAACTCCAGATGACATGAACGCTGAGTACAATGAAGGGTATGAGTCGGAAGAAGATTTGAATTTAGAAGAAATCATTCGTGAATTAGAAGGCGATATGATGAGTTCTGAAGAAGATGAAATTGAAGATATTGCAGCTGAAGGAATGCATTACGAAATGGATGAAGATCCTAGTTCAGATGAGTACGGAGATTCAATTGACGAAATCATTGAAGCAATATTGCGTGAAGATGAAATGATGGATGATTCGGGAATGCCAGCAGAAGAAGAAGGTGTTGTTGAAGCAATGGAAGCTGAACTTGAATCTAAAGAAGAAGAGTTACAAGAAGCTTACAAAACAGTTAAGCAACTTAAAAACATCATTAACGAAGTAAATCTTCTTAACGCAAAACTTCTTTACACCAACAAATTGTTCCGTAATTTTGAATTGTCAGAAGGTCAAAAAATGAAAGTAATTGAAAACTTTGACAGAGCTGGTAATACAAGAGAAGTAAAATTAGTATTTAGTACGTTAGCAGAATCATTCAATAAGCCTAAAGCTAAAAGAGTTGTTAAAGAATCTTTAGCTTCTAAGCCTACAGCAACCACTGCACCGTCAAAACAAACAACTCAAGTTCTTTCAGAAGGTTTCGAAATGGCAAACCGTTGGAAGAAATTGGCAGGATTAATTTAATTTAAAAAAAACAAAACAAAGGAGAAAAACGATGAGTTTAAATTCATTATTACAAAGTCCAGACGCTTCTCAACGTGCTGCATCGGTAGCAATCGTTAATAAGTGGGAAAAAACCGGACTATTAGAAGGTCTTAAACGTGAGACTGAAAGAGCCGGAATGGCACAATTGCTTGAAAACCAAGCACGTCAATTAGTAAAAGAAGCTTCACAAACAGGTACTGCAGAAGGATCTGAAGAGTGGGCAGGTGTTGCACTTCCATTGGTAAGAAGAATCTTCGCTGAATTTGCAGCTAAAGAATTCGTTTCTGTTCAACCAATGAACTTGCCATCGGGTCTAGTATTTTATTTAGACTTTAAATATGGTACAGCTCAACCAGGATTCAATGATGATAACAACAACAGAACAGGTGATCCATTTGGTAATCCTAATGCATTAGATTCATTGTTTGGTGTTACTACAACTGGTTCTGATGCGGCAGGTGGTCTTTATGGTGCTGGTCGTTTCGGTTATTCAATTAAGAGTGTAACAACTTCAAACTTGTCAGCAGTTGCTTCAACAGGTTCTGGCGCAGGTGCATTAACAAATGCAGCAGATGTTAACTTTGATAGCGCGTATTCTGCTTCATTGTCAAGCTACAAAAAAATAACTGTTGCAATGCCAAATGATGCTGATTTATTTGCGGTTAGAGCATTTACATTAGTATCTGGTTCAACTGAAATCATTCCAGTTCAAGCATTCTCTTCAATTACTTCAGCTTACAC